GCCTTTATCACTAGTAGTAAATCAAAGAATGAAATCATCGAAGGTCTTATACTTGACATGAATGAAATCACAATTAAAATACCAGATGCCCAACTGTTTCCCTCTTTGTATTCAGAATTATCTACATTTACGTACACATATAATCCCAAGACACGTAACATAAAGTATGGTCATCCTTCTGGTTTGCACGATGATACTGTAATGTCCTTAGCAATTGCCAATTATTGTAGAAAGACTCAAAAGTCAGTAGGATCGTACGCAACGATGAGCAAACGATAATTCATGTACAATGATTCATATATATAATAGTAATGATAAAGATAAAACTTAATAAGAGAACCTACAAGATGCCAGAAAGATTCACAATCCTTCAATGGCAAGAGATTCTTAAACTAGATATTGAAGACTCTAAGTCATGGCCAAAGATTATGAGTATTGCATTCAAACAACCATACTATAAGTTCCATGATATTGCAGAAGAATCCTTAATCTTAGGTACCAGTCTTATTATTAATAAAATGACCCAAAGAAAGGAGTGCAAGATGCGAGATCTAACTACCTTAACACTAGGAGAGTTTGTAGATCTCGATATCTGGATGGTAATGGGTATTGAAAAGAATATTAAAGGTATCTTAGACTTAATTAGTATACACAAAGTAGAGTATATTGATGAAGCCCTATTCTTAATAGATCAATACGCAAACTTTCGTATCAGTACTTACAGACAATACTCAGTGTTATTTGGACTTAATAACCAAGGAGAACAAGAAGAGGAAGATCTCGATAACTGGAATCCTCAACAAGTTGCCAAAGGTTGGTACAAAGTTCTAGTAGATCTTGCAGATGATGACCTTTTAAAACTAGATGCAATCACAGAACAACCCTTAAAGAAAGCATTCAACTTCATGGCATTACGCAAGGAGAAGATACTAGAAGATAACTTTAAACAATTACAACAAAAAAGACAACATGACTTACAAAGAAATCGTAGATAGATTTAAGAATGTAGCAGATTCGCACTACATGATTAAAGACTTTGGATATGGGCAATTATCCGATATCAAAGTACATTCACAGGACCAAGAGGCTGATTACCCTTATATGTTCTTAAACCCAACAACACACAATAGAAATGGTGTAGTGTTATCATATAACTTTAATCTTATTATGATGGACATTGCAACTGATGAAGACGATGATCTGTCAAACTTCCTAGCAATTCAGAGCAAATGTACTCAATATATTGATGATGTTATTGCTGAAATGTATTATGGTTACTCAGACAAACCTGAAATCAATTACTCTAATATATCTTATACTACATTCAAGGAGAGATTCCAAGATTCTGTAGCAGGAGTAACTGCAACTATAACAATAGATGTACCAACTCCAATTAATCAATGTATTGCACCGATTGCTCCACCACCTGTACCACCAGTTGATTGTATCGTAAGCGAATGGAGTGAATGGTCTTTATGTGTTAATGAATTACAATTCAGAACTCGTACGGTTATACAAGAACCTGCAGGAGCTGGTACTCCTTGTGGAGATCTAATAGAAATCAGATCATGTATACCTGAACCATGTAACTTAATTTGTGAGGTTGCTAACTTAAACTACTTTCAAATATTTGATCCTGAAACTGGACAATCACCAATTGGAATGGATACTATTATCTTAGATACTTGTAATGGTTGGAGACTGCCACAAGATGGTGGTAACTTTTATGTACCATGTACGTTTGATCCACTAACATGGACTATAACAGGTGTTATAAGACTTTTTGAACCATACGGAATAATAGGAGATGTATTCCCATCACCATTCACATTAGAAGATTTTTCATCACAAATTCAATATCAACCTACTCTTGTTATTGGATGGCCAACTGAGATGCCTGAAATAGGAGCAGAATTTCCATTTACATTAATATATGATAATATACCAGTTACTTCAACAACTGTTGGATGGCAAGCAGTGATATTAAAAGATAATCCAGAAATTCCTGAAGCAGCTATCGAACTCTTACCAGGTGTTGTGATTCAATTATGCCAAACAGGTGTAGTACCTCAAGTTGATCCAATATATGATGCGCTTACATATACTAACACAACTACAAGAACTTTAGCTGACTCTAATGCAGCATTTATCTTTGAGTCTGAAGCATCAGATCCAATTTGGTTTACAGGTGGAGCTTACTCTAATTACTACTGCCAACAAGTAGTACCATTTGATTCTGTTATTTCATTCGAAGGTACAATGACATATAAAGTAGGATTTGACCCTTCATTATATCAGTTGGCAATCTACAATAAAGAACAAGATTTATTCTTTGGTATGACAGATTTACCTGCAGTAGATGGAACAGTATCAATTACTTCAGATGTATTCCAATACTTACCTGCCGTACCTGATTTCTTTGGAGAACCTACACAAGAATTACAATACTTAACTCTATATAAGAAAGGTTCAGCTAATCCAGATCCATTCCCAGCACCTGGAGTTGTCGTACCATTCACATACAATGGTACATTCAAAATCAAGGTTAATAACTAATGACTGTAACACAATTTAATGAAAGACTAAAGGACTTCGGCCAACAATACGTTGTGTCGGAGTCAAATAGTTTCTGGGAACAAGCAATCGAAAAGGTTGCATTCGATATTAAGCAAATGAATATCACTAGCAATCCTGCTGGTAATATAGGTTGGGAAACACAGGGAGATGATGTATCACTCTTATTAGCTCCTCATTTATTATTTCAAAACTATGGGGTTGGTGGTCTTACAAACACTACTACACAATTTGGAGTACCATCAGGAGTTGATCTTAACCCGTTAGGATCTTCTAATACCTTTCAGTTTGGAGTTAATCCTGGAGGTAAACACTATTGGGGAATACATTATCCTGGTATTAATGCTAAATACGATTTTGATGTCGATTCAAGTACATATAACATAACAGAAGAATTCTTAAGATACTTCGACGCAATACAAACACAACAAAGTAATTTATAACTATGGCAGTACTAATAAACCAAACACCTAACACGATCTTCGACCAAGCCTATGGTCCTAATCCTGTTACTCTTAGTGGAATTCCAGTAGATCCAATAACTGGAATCTTACTAGCAAACAAATATGTTTTGCAAATCTACAGAAATGGAGAACTAATAGCAGATCTAAGACAAACCCCAAACAGAGTAGCAAGAGCTATCTTTGATATTCAAAATGTCTTACAGAACTTTGTATCACCTTCAATTAATTCAGTTGAACAAACAGGATTTATAGGAGATTCAATACTTAATTCTGCAAAGGAGACTACACCTTATGAATTACATGCAGGTTTTGAAGATAATGTTGGAGTAACTATTCAAGCGATTCAACCAGGATTCATTTCATTTGGAGGTAGTAAAGAATACTTTGAAGTTCCTTATGATCCAATCGAGTTCATCCCTGTGTTAGCGACACCAGAATGTACTACAATCGTACTACAAGGTAAACCATTTACTGAACAAACAAGTTATAGAATGGGAATCGATATTACTGATGGTAAACCTACATGGTTGCTAGATAGTATGAGAGTATACGATCACTATGTTACTGCATCTGATATGACTACAATATCTTATTACAATCAACCTTCAGGAACAGGTCCAATCTTAGCGCAATCAATTGAATCATTCTTATTCTATCAGTATAATAACAGTACTCTAGTTAGTATTGATCAACTTCCAAATATACAAGGTGATGGAGGAGGACCTAACGTAAATCCAGGAGATGGTATTATACCTGAATATCCTTACAAAGCAGTTACAGTTGGTGCAGGACCTAGAAACTTTCAAGCTTTTGCAGCGGGTACAACTACTCATTATTATATTGCAACAGGAGCTTACACACCATGCACTCAAACAGTTCCTGGTATTGCTGATGGTTCAATGCATTATGTACATAGATTTAATATTATTGAAGAGGCTTGTAATGACTTTCCAGAATATCAGTTCTCTTGGTTAAACAAATATGGCTTTAGAGATTACTACTCATTTAGAAAACGTAAAGACAGAAGTGTACAAATTAATAGAAATACGTACTTGAAGGAGTCTGCTAACTACAATTCTACAAGTTATGATGTAAACATATATGATAGAGGTACCACGGTGTATTCTCAAGCACTAGAAGAAACTTTCACAGCATTTACCAATTACATATCAAACGAAGATGCCATATTCCTAGAAGGTCTCTATACATCTGCTGATGTTAAGGTAAGATTCAATGATGCTAATGGATCAGAACAATTTCAATGGGTACCAATTGCTCTTATAAGTTCATCATATACAGAAAAGACTACTAGAAAGGATCAGTTATTCCAATACGATATCAAATTCAAGAAAGCACACAACCTAAAATCACAACGAGGATAATATGATTCAATTAAAAGTTTACGATTCAATTGCGAAGCTTGAGCAGTTCTTTATAGATCTCTATGATACTGAACCAATCAAGCTTACGTTGAGTATTGAAGACATCACAAATGCTGATGCAACTTCAACCTACTCTAAAGCATTCAAAGTACCAGGTACTAGAAACAATTGGGAGTTCTTTAAGAACTCCTTTGATGTTGATGGAACTGTGTACGATGTAACAATAAAGAAACCAGCAGAAATCTTAGTAGATGGTGCAGAGTTTAAACTAGGACATATCAGATTACAAAAGGTATTCTTTAATATTGAATTAGATCGATATGACTATGAGATCCTATTTATGGGAGAGACTAGAGACTTTTCATCTACTATTGGAGAGAAGTACTTATGTCAATTACAATTAGATGACTTGATTGGTGGAGTAAATCCAAATACTTTTACAGTAGAAGATGCTGTTAAGAGTTGGGAAGCCTATCCACAAGCATATGTGCCATCGACTGGTACACCTTATACACCAGGTTTAACTACAGGACTTCATGATGGTAATATCATTTATCCATTAATCGATCACGGTAATACATATGATGATACAGGATTAGTAGAGCAAACAAGAATTGCATTAGATGGTTCTCGTAACTTTACACAGAGTTCAAATCCATTAACATTCGATAGATTAAAGCCAATGATACGTGCAAAACGTATATGGGATAAAATCTTTGAAGATGCAGGATATACATACACTTCTAGTTTTATTGATAGCGAATTATTCCATCAGATGTATATCAGTGCATTTGGTAATATTGCAACTGTTGGATGGGATTCTGGATCTACAAGTACTACAAGTAATAATATTGCAAGCGCTACAGCACTTACTGAAACTTGGGGTCCTATTCTATTACCTAATGATATTGTCGATCCTGGAAGTAATTTAAATCAAACAGTTTTTGGAGGTACTAGCCAATATCAATTTAAACAAGTTACTACGTATACTGTTCCAAATCCTGGAACTTATATAATATCAGCATC